CTGAGGCTATTCGCACAGGCACAGCGGTAAACGCTCTAGCACCCAAAGAGAAACGCCCTGTCAATCAGAACGCAATGCGTATAGAATTACGTGGCATGGCCAATAAGGAATAAAGATGGCATCACTATCACCCACCCCCAAACTACAGTTCTTCGGGACTGATGGTCTGCCACTCGTCGGTGGCAAGTTGTACACGTATGCCGCTGGCACAACGACTCCTTTGGCCACATATACCGACCACACGGCTGTCACTGCCAACACAAACCCAGTGATTCTAAATTCTGCTGGTGAAGCCGATGTGTGGTTACCAGAGACAACAGCTTACAAATACGTGCTCAAGACATCCGAAGATGTCACCTTGTTCACTGTGGACTATGTGTCTGTGCCTCTCACAGCTAACTCATTCGCATCACCCCCACCTATCGGTAGCGATGTGCCTAACTCGGGCACATTCACGACTCTGAACGTACTCGGCGCAATGATTTTTGAAAGCACCGCCGACTTCACGGAGAATGTAACTTTTGGTGCTGACGCTAGTATTGACGGTGATGTGACGATCGCAGGACGCTTGTCCCTCACAGACACAGGCGCTGCCAAGATCAACGTAGGCACGACTGCACAGCGCCCCGTGGCTCCTGTGAACGGCGACATTCGCTACAACAGCGACACATCCAAGTACGAAGGCTACAGCGGCAGCGCATGGGGTCAATTGGGTGGTGGTGCTACTGGTGGTGGCGCAGACACGATCTTCGTGTTGAACGGTCAAACGGTCACTGTCGATTACACTATCCCAACAGGCTTTAACGCCAGCTCCGTTGGTCCTATCACTATCTCTGACGGCATCACAGTTACGCTTCCAGCAAGCAGTAACTGGGTCATTTTGTAAGGAAAGAATATGGCATACGGTTCGGTTTTAACAGACACAGTGCAGTCAAGCACTGCTGCCACAGCGCCTGTATTTAAAGACGGTAACGGCACTCAAATTGGCACACTGTGTCGTGCTTGGGTAAACTTCAACGGTACAGGTACTGTTGCTATTCGTGCATCGTTCAATGTGTCATCTATTACAGACAACGGTACTGGTGATTACACAATCAACTTTACAAACGCGATGCCTGATGCAAATTATTCTGCAACTACGACAGCTCAAAGTAGTTCCAATGGAACAGGAAATACACCCTATACAGCCACTCCAAGCGGAACAGCAACGACAGCGTTTGCAACAACAGCGTTCAGAATGTGGGTTAAACAAGGAAGTGCATTGGCTGACGCAGATTTGACTTCTGTTTCCATCTTCCGTTAATAGGTGAACCAATGACAACTCTAATCAACGCATCCCCTACAAACGGTTTAGTCCAGACTGCCGATGGCTCTGGTGTTCTCAAGGTTCAAAGTAACGGTGTGACCACCAATGCTTTGGCTTGGGTGAACTTTAACGGCACTGGTACAGTGGCTATCCGTTCAAGCTACAACGTATCTAGCATCACTGATAACGGTACTGGTGACTACACGGTGAACTTTGCTACTGCTCTTGCTGATGCTAATTACGCTGCTGTTGTTTGGGCTGCAACTTCTGGTTCAACTGGTATCTTTGTACCAACTCAAAGCTCTACAACTGTTCCTACATCGTCAGCATTAAGGCTTGTAACTCGGAATAGCTCTGCAACAGCAAACGACCTTGACTATGTTCAAGTAGCAATCTTTGGAAACTAAGGAATCACAATCATGGCACAAGTAATCATCTTCACAAACAGCAACGGCGGCGTGAGCGTCTGCGTACCTACTGGCGAGATGCCAATCGAAGCTGTTAAAGCCAAGGACACCCCATCCACTTCAATCATCGTTCAAGAGTCCGAGCTACCTCAAGCAGACAACGACTTCTTCAACGCATGGGAGCTGGCTGATGGTGTTGTAACTGTCAATCTCGATAAGGCCAAAGAAATCACTAAAGCCCGTCTACGCGCTCAACGTGAGCCTTTGTTGGCTGCACAGGATGTGTTGTATATGCGTGCAATGGAAGCACAGGCTGATGTGTCTGCAATCGTGGCTGAGAAGCAACGTCTGCGTGATGTGACAGGCTTGGTTGACGGTTGCGCTTCTACTGCTGAACTTCGCGCTCTGAGCGTCTAAGGAGCTGATATGAGTGCAGTAATTACAGGAAGTCAAAACGGCACAGTCGGTTTGATTAACGCAGGCACAGCCGTAGCAAGCACATCTGGCACTAGCATCGACTTTACAGGGTTGCCTGCTGGCTTGAAGCGCATTACTGTGATGTTTAGCGGTGTTAGTACGAGTGGTACATCCATACCTCTTATTCAAATCGGTGATTCTGGTGGAATAGAAACAACCGCATATGATTCATTTGCGACAGGCGCATCAACAACAGCAGATACAACTCGCGGTGGTAGTTCTACAGATGGTTTTCGTTTAGCACTTAGCAGCGCCTCAGCATCTGCCCCAACCACAGGTAAAGTGACTATTTGTTTACTCTCTAGTAACACATGGATTGCTGAAGGAACTTTTATTACGATTAGTACATACGTTGCTAACATGGCTGGTTCAAAAACACTTTCGGGAACGCTTGACCGCCTACGCATTACTACAACCAACGGCACAGACACCTTTGACGCTGGTTCAATCAACATTCTTTACGAGTAATCATGAGCGAAACGATTTCAGTAACAGCAGCTCGTTTGGACACACATGAAGCCGTGTGTGCCCAGCGTTACGAACACATCAGTGACCGACTCGATAAGGGCGCAGAACGCATGGATAAGATGCAGTATCTGATCTACGCAGTCCTTGCAGCCGTGTTGCTCGGGCCTGGTGCTGCCGCTGAGTTCTTCAAGAAACTGATCGGCATCTGATGTGGACCCAATCAGCCTACTCATGGCTGCGCAGGCTGCTGTCGCAGCCGTTCGCAAAGGTTGCGAGATGCTCAGTGAGGGTAAGGCTGAAATTGGCAAGCTCAAGTCAACAGTCGAAAAGGGTATCGGGGATGCCAAGGCCATCTACAAAGAGGTCACTGGACTGTGGGGCTGGCTCAAAAGTTTATTATCTGGTCGCAAAGATAATGCAAAGCCAGCACCCATGCCGCCTACAGCGGTGGTCACTCAACCTCAGCAGATAATAAAGAAACACAAGCAACCCGAACTCAGCTACGAGGAGTACCAGACACAAGCTATTCACCAAGTGTGTGAGCAGCTAAAGACGTTCTTCGAGATCCGCAGGAAACTGAAAGAACATTGTCTTGAGTTGGAGGAGGCGTCAAAGACGACCACCACGATTGAAGACAGTGCTTTGGATCGAGTGGAGATTGAACTGCAAATTGAGAACATGTCGGTTCAGATCCGCGAAGCCATGGTGTATGCCCCAAAGGAGCTACGTAACATCTACAGCCGCTTTCTTGAGATGTACGACCTGATTCTTGAAGAACAGGAGTTTGATCGGCAACTGAAACGCAAGCGTGAAAGAGATGCAAAGTGGCGACGAGAACTTCTACGCAATCATCGAATAGACAGAACAGTGGTTTCGGTAACGGTGCTGGTTCTGGTTCTGTGGATGTGGGGACTAATGCTGTCACTAGGATGGCTCGTGAAGACACAAGGTGGTTTGTCGCTGGAGTAGTGATTCTGTCGATTGTGTTGTTCTTGGCTCTACCGCTATCCATGTTGGTTGTGGTGGATCATTTGAAGGTGAAGGCTGAGATCAAAGCCGAAGTGAAAGAGATGCGCAAGCTGCGCGAGAAACTTGAAAGGGAGCGTAATGGACGACAGTCACAAACAAAAGTGGACCTACCTGATGGGTCTGACCTACATGATCGTGAACCTCGCTGACTTTGTGGCGTTCCCCATCATGTACACCATCGTTCAGTTTTGGGAAACCCAAGCAACCAATGATGCGTTTCGTCAGTGGGTTCCATTGACCCTGACCAACGGTGGTTTCATCCACATCGCGTTTGCTGCGATCCTCGGTATCTCTGCCTTCAACAAAGAAGAAAAGAAACCCGATGCTACGTAACCTTGGTGTATTCATCGCCTGCTTGACAATGGCGTTCTTTGCTGGCAAGTACCAAGAGCGCCAAGAGATCAAAGCAGAAGTCACACGCATTGAATCAGCGATGCAGGATGAAGCTGCGGCCACCACCGCCAAACTTGAAAAGGAAAAACATGATGCTGAACTCAAGGTCAACCAGCTTCGTGCTGATGTCGCTGCTGGTGCTGTCAGGTTGTCAGTCCGTGCCAGTTGCTCTGCCTCCACTGCCGCAGGGGATTCAGAAGCGAGAGCCGAACTTGACCCAAAGGCTGCTGACGACCTTATCGCCATCACAGCCGACGGTGACCAAGCCATCATCGAACTAAACTCGTGCATCGACTTTTACAACAACTTGAGGACTGTTAAATGAAGCTCAGTGAATACTTCACTCTTGAAGAAGCCACCTACTCTGAAACCGCGATCCGTTTGGGTATCGACAACCAGCCAAGCATCGCTCAGTTGGAGAACATGAAGCATGTGGCTGTCACCCATGCTGACCTGATCCGCAAAGAACTCGGTCACCCAGTACACATCAATTCATGGCTTCGTTTGCCAGAAGTGAACGTGGCTGTTGGTGGATCGAAGGTGTCCTCACACATGGACGGCTGGGCATTCGATATGACTTGTGCAGGCTTTGGTGACACACTGGCTACAGCCAAGAAGATCGTCGAGATCTTCAAAGCCAACGGTGTCAAGTTTGACCAGATCATTCACGAGTATGGTCGCTGGGTACATGTCTCTGGAGCGCCAGAGGGTCGTGGTGAGTTGAAGACCATCTTCCGTCCAGAGAACAAGTACAAACCAGGCTTGTTGTCAGAAGCTGAGTATCACGCAGCCTGACCCCAAGAGGGTACGCTGACCCACGTTGTCCTGAGAGGTTTGTGCTCAGGCTGTGTGGGTTTTTCTTTGGCTGCTTCACGGATCTTTTTGTTGGCCAGCTTCTGCATGATGCGCTCTTGCTTCGCAGCTTCACGTCTAGCTTTGCGACGCTTGGCCTCCTCAGCCTCTTTGTCGTCCACGATCTCCACAGGGATACTAGACGCCAGAGGCTTGGTGGCATTGGGTGGCACAGCTACACAGCACCAGATCGCATTGAAGGTTCGAGCACCTGATTTACTTCGAGTGAAGTCATAGATGTAGCAGCCGTAGGTGCGCCGTAGGCACGCGATCAGCAAGTCTTGGGCATACCCTGTCAACTTGGCCAATTCGCGCACTGTAAGCCCTTGTGGATGGAGGAGCAGTGCTCCCCGCACCACTTCACTTATCGTCAGCTTCTGCATTGATGATTTCCTTCAAACGCAGCAAACGCTTGATGTGGTATTCAATCATGCTCTGGTGGTACTCAGCAGCACTTTGAGACATGAGCAATTCACGTCGTGCTTCGTCGTGCTTCGTCGTACTCTCGTTTGGCCAACTCGTCAGCCGTTGGTGTTTTGAACACCAGTTTGATTTGATTTAACATATTTACTCCTTGTATAACAAGTGTATCACACTTCTTTAACGAAGATACCTTCGGGAGTCAAGTAACCTTTGCGGTCTTTGATTTCGTTGTATGCGAGTTCAAGGCATGACACCAAATCAAGGTCAGCACAAGCGCACCCCATGATCAGCGTTACCAAGATGTCACCGTATGCGTCTTTCATGGCGTCGCGGTCATTCATGTCAAGCGCATCGGCTAGTTCGTTGACTTCCTCAAGAGTCTTTTTCCATTGTGCGGTTGGTGTACTGTTCTGCACAATTCGGCGTGCCTCACCCCATTGGATAACTTTCATTTCTAATTCACGGTAACTCATTTCATTGTCCTTTCGATTGACGGTATTGTTTGATTGCGTTACGCAATCCTGCTTGGGTTGTTGCCTTGTCATCTAGTGCCAAAGCCTGCGCTTGATCCAGCGTGTCTCGCATCATAATGCGATGGCACATGACGGGTGCTCCTTGACCTTGACGACGTACACGAGCGTTGAACTGCTCATACAAATCGAGTGACCAGTTAAGTCCGTACCACACCAAGATGTGACCGTTCTTTTGGAGTCCATCAATCCCGTGACCCATGGATGCGGGGTGGCCAATCATCAGTTGGCAGTCACCAGTTTTCCAGCGGTGCATTGCGTTGGTCAAAGACACTTCACTCTTACACTCGGTCAGGTTGATCGGGCGCAGAGCTTTGAACTTCTCCATGATCCGCGCTGCATCGCTTCGGTAAGCATAGGCGCACAGGATCGGTGAGCCTTGGGCTTCGTCGATGATCTCCTCCAGTGCTTCCAGCTTCAAGTCATGCACGGATTCCCACAGCGGCATCCCAGCCACAGGGTACATTGCACCGTTGGAGAACTGGAGACACTTGTTGGTCAGCGAAGCCTGGTTAAACGCTTCGACTGTTGTGCCGCTATCGAGTTGCAAGAAGAACTCTTTTTCCATCTTGTCGTATTTGGCACGCAAGACATCGGGCATCTCGATCTCGATGTTGTTCACGATCAAGTCGGGCAGTGGGTTGTAGTCCTCAGCCGACATCTCAAGGGTGATGTCACCAATGAGCTTTTTGATCGTGTCCTCAGTGTCTTCGTATGCCACCTCTTTGTACGGTCCCACCTTCTTGTAGAACCGTGTGCGAAAGGCTGTCTTGGATGTGCCGAGGCGTTCACCCTTGTCCACCACCAAGAACTGACCATGTAGATCTTTGTAGCCATTGGATGCAGGTGTACCAGTGAGTCCAGTGGTCCAATCAAAGTGAGGCAGTACTTTACGAATTGCCTTGACTCGATTGGTTGCTGAGTTTTTGCACTTGCTGATCTCGTCCCACACCACACCGTTGAAAGGGATTGGGCGATCCTTTTTGATGAAGTAGGTGTGCAAAGTCTCCGACATCCATTGCATGTTCTCGTAATTCACTAAATAAATATCAGCAGGACGCAAGAGAGCGCGGGTGCGTTGATCCCGTGTGCCTGTGACCATGCTGAATCGCAGATCCTTGGTGTGCTCCCACTTGGCAGCTTCTTGTCGCCACACGAGTCGGATAACACGGATCGGTGCAACGATGATCACGCCACGCAGGAAGCCTGACTTGATCAGATGCGCAAGGCTGGTCAGCGTGATGACGGTCTTACCGAGTCCCATGTCCAACCACAACATCGAGTTGGGGTGGGAGCACTGGAATCCGACAGCCTTCTTTTGGTAGTCGTGGAGCAGGTTGGGTGTCAGCATCCCATCACCATTAAGTCAATCATGTTCTTACCCTCGATTACGTTATCAATTACAAAGACACTTACTTTTTGTTGTCTGAGCGTGTTGTGCTCTCGCTCCTGAGCTGCTGTCGCTTTAGCACCTTCACGCTTA